ATAAAATTGGTGACGTTAACCTTGAGACAGTATCTAAAGACATTCAGTCTATCTTTACTGACGTTGTATTTGATGTAGACTTAGATAAGCTAGACGCTGTAGTTATTAGACAGAAGACACAGTTTAGATACTTTCTTGGTGCTGCAGACGGTCAAGGTATTATTGGTGGCTTTAGACAGACACCTAACGGACTACAGTTTGAGTACGGTCAGATGCTTGGCGTATTTACTACATGTGCTACCTCTGGTTACATTGGTCAGAATGAGTTTGTTATACATGGTGATAGCAACGGTAAGGTACACCGCCAAGAGCAAGGCAATAACTTTGATGGTGAGGACATCTTTAGTGTATTCCAGACACCATTCTTTCACATGCAAGACCCAGAACAGCGTAAAGTATTCTACACTGTAGCTACTTACTTGCGTTCTGAGGGTGACAACGAGATCGTTATGTCTGCCTTGTATGACTACGAAGATGTAGATACACTAAGCCCAACTAACTTTACACTAACAACACAGGGTGCTGCAGCTTACTACAATGAAGCCTTGTATGATAGTACAGCAATCTTTGATGGCAACCCTGCACCAGTACAGCGTACCAATGTTTCAGGCTCAGGTAAGTCGGCATCACTTAAATACGTAACAAACGATACAAACGCATCACACAGCATTCAAGGCATAGTGATTACTTTCGGAGTGGGAGATAGACTCTAAATGGCGGGATATACCAGACAGTCCGTAGCTGACATTATCGCAAATGCGGTTATCAAAGCTGCACCAGTAAACGCAGAGTTTAACGCTATCCGTGATGCTTTCAACAACAGCACGGGTCACAAACACGATGGCACATCTGCTGAGGGTACTTACGTTCCACTCATTGCAGACCTTGACGGTTTAAACAAAGTAGTCGTAGATACAACAAATAATCGTGTAGGTTTCTTTAGTGAGGTAGGTGGAGCTACAGTAGAGCAATTACGTATCCAAGACGGTGCTATTGTTCCTGTAACAACTAATGATGTTGATCTAGGTACTTCCTCACTGAAGTTTAAGAACCTATACGTTAATGGTATTGGTGAGATTGGCTCTGTCACTATTCTTGGTGGTACTATTGATAATACAGTTATCGGTGGGACTACTCCTGCTGCCGCAGACTTTACCACTATGGATGCGTCAGGTAATGTTACTGTTGGTGGTACGTTTGCTGTAACAGGTACGTCTGACTTAACAGGCACTACAACCATTACATCTGCAGATATTAACTCAGGTGCAATGGACAACACTGTTATCGGTAATACTACACCTGTTGCAATCACAGGTACTACTATTACAGGTACGTCACTTGTTGGTCCTTTGACAGGTAATGTTACTGGTAACGTCACAGGTAATGTAACTGGAGATGTTACAGGTGATCTGACAGGAAACGTAACAGGTAATGTAACAGGTAACCTAGATGGTATTATTGGTTCTTCCAGTCCTGCTGCTGGTAGCTTTACAACTGTATCGACATCTGGACAGGCAACCCTTGCGACTGTTGACATTAATGGCGGTAGCATTGACGGTGCTATTATTGGAGCATCAACTGCTGCAGCTATAACAGGTACAACAGTTACAGGTACTAGCTTTGTAGGTCCACTTACAGGTAATGTAACAGGTAACGTCACTGGAAATGTAACAGGCAATGTCACAGGTAATCTGACAGGTAACGTAACTTCTACAGGTACATCATCGTTCCAAGACGTAACGGTTAATGGTACGTTGAATATGAATGCTGGTACTACAGCTACCATCACTAACCTGACTACACCAGTTAATACAAACGATGCTGCAACTAAGGGGTATGTAGATACCTCCGTAGCTAACTTGGTTGACTCTGCACCTGCTGCACTGGATACGTTAAACGAACTGGCTGCAGCATTAGGTGATGATGCAGACTTTGCAAACACAGTTACAACCAGCATTGCTACCAAGCTACCACTAGCAGGTGGTACAATGACTGGTGCTATTGCTATGGGTACAAGCAAGATTACTGGCTTGGGTGATCCTACTGCAGCACAGGACGCAGCTACTAAGACTTATGTAGACACTAACTTCCTTGGTCTAACTGGTGGTACTATGACAGGTGCTATCGACATGGGTAGTGCTAAGGTTACTACTACCTACGCACCTACTAACGGTCCTGACCTCACAAACAAGACATATGTAGATAGCATTGTAGGCTCTGGTGCTTCTGCAGCTGCCAGTGCTGCCGCAGCCGCTACCTCAGAGACTAATGCAGCTACCAGTGAAACTAACGCAGGTAACTCAGCTACAGCCGCTGCTACAAGTGCAACCAATGCCGCTGCATCATACGATGACTTTGATGATCGTTACTTAGGTGCTAAGTCTTCTGCTCCTGCGTTAGACAATGACGGTGATGCACTTATTGCTGGTGCTTTGTACTTCAATACTACGACTGACATCATGTACGTCTATGGTGGTTCAGGCTGGCAAGCTGCTGGTTCATCTGTGAACGGTACATCTGAACGTCAGACTTATACAGCTACATCTGGTCAGACTACCTTTGCCGTTACATACGATCCCGGCTATGTAGATGTGTACCTAAACGGTGTAAAGCTTATCAGTGGTACAGACTTTACTGCTACAAGTGGTACATCCGTTGTGTTGACTACAGGTGCTACAGCAGGTGATAGCGTAGACATTGTAGCTTATGGTACATTCGTAGTAGCTGATACTTATACTAAGTCACAGGCAGAGGCTCGTTACGTTAACATACATGGCGATACTATGGCTGGTAATCTGGCTGTCCAAGGCACTGTGGGGTCTATCGGGCTGACTGTAGCAGACACAAGTAGTTCTCTTTTGTCATTGATAGAGCATGGCGGAACGACAGGTGCTGATGTTGAATATAACGGGGCTACTAACAATTTCGTTATTTCTACGGGAACAAGTGGGCCGGGGAATCAAACACCTAGACTATCTATACAGCGTGACACTGGCGACATCAGCTTCTATGAGGACACAGGCACGACACCAAAGTTCTACTGGGATGCGAGTGCGGAGAGTTTGGGCATTGGGACGAGTAGTCCTGAATCTGTTTTACATACTCAAACAAACACCGCAGACACAGCTATATTTAATAATACTGTGGCAGGCTTAGGAGTGGTTTCCTCTCGGAACACAAGCACTTCTGGTATACCTGCATTTGCATTAAGGTCTTGGTCTACTTGGACATCTTCAAAAGATACAGGTCAGATTAGATTTGATGGCTTAACCTCAACTGGAGCATATACAGAATACGGTGGTATTTACTTAAGCTCAGGCACAAACACATCTACTGGTGCTCCATCCACAATGAAGTTCTCAACCAGTGATGGGACTTCCACAGCTACAGAACGTATGCGCATAGACCCATCGGGCAACGTAGGTATTGGCACAACAAACCCCTCAGAAAAGCTAGACGTAAACGGTACAGTAAATGCCACTGCTTTCACAGGTGATGGCTCTGGTCTAACAGGCGTAGGCTTTACAACAAACGTAGTGACCGCAAGCACAACAGCAAGCAAGGACAATCACTACTACCTCAACGGCGCAACGCTCACACTCACACTTCCAGCCTCGCCAACTGTAGGCGATGAAGTTCGACTGAGTGAAGTAGCTGGCAACACAGATTGTATTGTCGGGCGCAACGGAAGCAACATCATGGGTGATGCCTCAGACTTAACAATAGATTCAGCCTACCTCGTCCTATCCCTGAGATATGTCGATGCGACTATCGGCTGGGCGTTCTCATAAAGAAAAGGTGATATAAAATGGGTACTACAAGTTCTTTCTTTGGTGGCGGCGGCGGTAGCCCTCTCCCTCAACCTGAGTGGCTGTTTCAGAAGTCTAGCTATACTTACACGTTTCCCTATGACGGTACGGTAATTGTTCATGTCATTGGTGCGGGTGGTTCTGGGGCTGCTCAATCTGGCAACTATCTCTGCACGGGCGGAGGTGCGGGTGGCTATTCTCGCAAGCAATTTTCTGTGACCTCCTCAACGACAGCTACAGTTACAACGGGCTCTGGAGGTTTAAGTGTAGGCAGCAACGCAACAGAAACAGAAGGCGTTACAGGCGGAGTGTCTTCGTTTGTTTTAGGTGTTAGTACATTGACTGCAAACGGCGGCGTGGGAGGAAAACGCTATCCCAGCGCAAATACTTTTGCCGCTGGTGGAACTGCCTCTGGCGGAGATGTTAACTATCAAGGCGGAAGAAGTGGCAAACTTGCTTATGATTGGAATGAAAACCTTAGGTCTTGCACGGGTGGCGGTGCTGTAAATTTGTTTGGTTTTTCTACTGACGATGTAAGAGGTGGTGACCAAACTAATTTATCTTATAGAATAGCTACAGGCGGTGGAGGAGTAGGGGGCAGAGGCGGAGACCACTTGGGTACAAACGAAAAAAGTACATCGGGTGGTGGTGGGGCGGCTGGCCCTGCTCAAGACTTATCTAATGGCCCTAGTGAGCAAGCAAGAACTTCTGCTGGGGGCGCTGGGGGTTCAAGGCTATTTACATTTAATGGCCCTATTTTAGACGGTGTTGGTGGACAGGGATTAATTAGTTATGTCAACATATCTACCGGTGCTAATGAGATGCCTTCCTTCGGTACAATTGGCATGGGCGCAGGTAGTGGCGGCATTACTGCTGTTAACAGTGGGAACGATTTCGGTGCAGACTTGCAGCCTCCTTATGCAGGACTTTTTGGTGGCGGCGGGGGTTGCTCATGTTACGATAGAGGCGGTCATGGTTCTCACGCTAGCCTTGGCGGCGGGGGTGGTGGGTGTACCTCGCGCGTTACTAGTAGTCTTCGACGAGTTTCAGGCGCTGGCGGTGACGGTGTTGTTATCATTGAATATATTGAGCGGAGTTAAGTTATGACTAAAGCAAGAGACTTAGCAAACTTAATAGCAGCGGGTAATCCTCTGGCTGATGGGGCTATCAGTGTCGCAGAGATTAGTGACCTCACTGCATCTGCGGCTGACCTTAACAACGTGGCTGGCATTAACTCATCTGTGCAAACACAGCTTGATGCAAAGGCTTCAGCTACTGATCTAAGCACAGCAATCGCAGGTTTAGGCACAGCGTCAGCACTCGATGTTGGCACAGGCGCTAACCAAGTCGTTCAACTCGATGGGTCAGGACAGCTACCCGCACTAAACGCATCTAACCTAACTGGCATTGACGGTGTTTCAGCCGCAGCCCTACTTAAATATGGAGCAATATAATGGCTGATACATTAGCAGAAATCTATCGTAACACTCTGACTGAGAGTGACTTTAACAGTAGCGGTGAGGCTACAATTGTTACTACTGATTCAAGTACATCTCATGTTGTTAAAGGGGTACAAGTTGTTGAGGGTAACTCAAAGATACCTGTAGCAGGCAACATAGATGTAAATGGATTTAATGTTGTTGCCCTTACAGGTAACTCTAGCGGCACAGAGATTATTGCTCCTAGTTCTACCGTTAAAGTTAAAGCTAGTGGTTTTCCTTTGGTGTATGATGATACGTCATTTCTTGTACACGATGGTGCAAGTACTTATGGTTCATTTTCAGAGGCTAAACTAAATACGGTAATACAAGACGATTTCTTTACGGCTACGTCTCAAGCTATAGGGTATAATTTAAGTACGGTATCAGGTTACGGTGAAGACAGACGCTTGTTCGTTCCCAATCTTGGGCCTAATAACTATCAACTTTTAGTCTTTGAAGCCGCTACACGAAATACTTTTACTATCTATGTAAAGAATAGCTCTGGTACTAATCAGTTTACAGGTGGCGGCGCACTCAATACGGGTTGGTGGGACGGTTCACGTTATTTTTACTTTACCAACAAAGATAACTATTATATCAACAAGCTAGATACTTGGACTGCTACCAATAATTCTACATTTCATTCCTTTGGCAGTACTACTAGCGGCACTTACGCACGAATGGTTGGCGTAAAAGATAAGTTTTTGTTTTTCTGGCTGATAAGCGGTTCTGGTGGTACAAAGTTTTATAACTTTACCACGGGTACTGGCGGGACTTTTACCACTCAAGATGCCAACCAAACCTTCGCCAACACAGATAAAGAGTTTTATTGCGTCCAAAGGACTGATGGCACTTTTGTAATGATGGTTGTGGATGCGGCTGATAATATAAAATGGTGGAAGTTTACGGAGTCTGACCTTGGTGGGACTAATGTTGGTGGTGGTAGCACTGGATATACTGACTTAACTCCTTCTGGTAATAGCGAGCTATTTAGATCTTATACTCGTATGCACTCAGCGGTTGGTACTAAGCTATTTTACATCAATAATGAGGAGAGACTAGCCTCTTGGGACTTTGCAACAGATACGCCTGTACATAAAGTTGAGTACGATCCGGGCTCTGCCATTACGATCTATGCAGATCCACACCTTTCTTACCACATTAATACACCAAGTAGCGCAACTATTGCTGCTCGTGATTACGGCACGGCCCCCTCGTTGGGTCTTCGTATCACTGGCGTAACATCGACATAGGGAGATTGATATGGGACTCACTTTAGAAACAGTAGCTTCGACAACAGCTACAGCGACACCAGATAAACAAATAGCAGAAAGAGGTACAGGTGATGCAGCAACGGTACTCTATACTGTACCAACAGGCCGTAAGTTTAAGGGTATACTAACCACCAGCTTTGGCACAGATACAGGCAATACTATTGTTGCCTATATAAACGGCAAGCACGTCCAGTATATGCCCAAGTCTGGGCCAATATATATTGATCTAGCGGCAGGTGCTGTAGTTACTTGTGGCAGTGTAACCTACGCAACAGGTGTATTCGGAGTAGAGTCCGATGCCTAGTATAACAGTAAATGAAGACCTGTCTTCTCATGTTGTATCGTCAGATGGAACTAAAGAGTTTTTCTTACCTACATACAACCCAATTACGTTAGTTCCTTTTGCTACTGAAGGGCAAGTAGAAGAGTTTGCACGTACCTTTGCACGTTCACACCCTAATGCTTGGCTGCCTTTTGTTACAGCAGAAGACCGTGCGCAAGAAGCTCTGGACGAAGTAGCATCCGCTAACCGTGCTACACGCAATCAGCTACTCAGTGACAGCGATTGGACACAGATGCCAGACAGCCCGTTAACGGATGAAGCGAAGGCTCTGTGGGTTACATACAGGACTGCGCTGCGTGACATTACTTCACATGCTAACTGGCCTAACTTGGATGAGGCTGACTGGCCTACTAAGCCTTAGTGCAATGCTCTGTGTCCTTGCATTTGTTTCGTTCAATCATGCTTGGACACAGGGCGGGAACCAACTGTTCCAATACTGTTACTATGACTGTGGTCTTAAGAAGAATGGCTTGTGGTACGACAGAGTATACAGGGTAAGCTACACATACAACTGCCCTATTGAGATTAAGTATAAGTGAGTAGAAGTATGGACAAGGTAAAACTCCCTATTGCTCTTGTTGTAGCTATGGCTGCTCAACTTGCTGCAGGTGTCTGGTGGGTGTCTCAACAGGCTGCAACTATTGCAAGCTTAGAGGAGACTGTCAGTCAGCTTGGCTCACGTATGGCTATTGAAGATAACGTCAATCTTAAGCGTGATGTCTTAGACAATAAGATGGAGTTGCAGTACTCTTGGTCCGAGATAGAAGAACTATGGGATGAGTTAGAAGCTTTAACTCGTACTATCTCAAGGATCACTGAACTACAGCAACGTGTAGCTCTTGTTGAAAATGAACTGAAGTACATCAACCGTGACCACATGGATATAACTAAGTAAGATGATTG